GCGGTAGTATAAATTGGAAATTTTATCTTTGAACTTTAGAATAAAAAATGCTTGAAAGAAGTAGAAAATGATGAAATCTAAAATTATTTACGATTTCTCACTAAATTAAAAAATAAAAAGAAAAAATATATTATAAATTTATATAAATAATAGAATATAAACTATAAACTATAAATTATAAAAAGTTAAATAAAATAAATAATTATAATAATCTGTAAGTAAAATTTTTAAAAGAATATTCTATTTTTACTTTTTGATTTTACCGACATTCTAAAATTATTTTAGAATTCTGGGTAGATTTTGTAATTCTTAAATTATTTTAGAATTCAAATATTACATTTTTAGGAAGTTATAAAAAATGTGATACATTTTCATCTTAGCGGTTTATAATTAGAACTACACCCTCATTTTTAGCTTTACCCCAGTCGTTAAATTTATTGAAAGGTGGTGAACTTCTTGACACCTGAGAAATCAGAAAAATCATACGGTATTAGACCTTCTGAAGTTGCTGCCAATAAAATTCAGAGACATTTACAGGACCTTTTAACTAAGCGACCCAGAGTTTATAGACGCACATTAACTAGATATATAGATTTAGCGTATATACTTCTCGATTGCATTGATAGAATTCTGCAATTTTTGACATCTGAATTATTATCGGCATCATCTGATAAAGAATTTGATGAATTAACACCTTCAGCAGAAGATAATGCTGACATTATGGTAATTCGTGAGAAATTACAGAATACTACTAATTTATTAGATTCTTATTCACAGCTTGGTAAGCGATTTAACAGTTCTGAAGAAAATGATAAAGCATGCAGTAATGCTGAGATTATAAAGACATATGGGGACACATTTTCTCAGGGAGCTATGATTAATACCGGCTATAAAGAAGTAAATCAGTGTGCAGATTTAATTAATTATTGGTACACCACTAGAATTCAGTATATGACTATCAGGCATAGAGCATATCAAAATCTTCAGATACCTAACTGGGTTGGCTATATAATCGTAATGTATGGTAAAGCACACGCTAATGGTACACAAGAACAGTTTGTAAAATGGTTCAAATCTTGGTGCGATAATGCTAACAATGATTTTTCAAACAAATACGCTGTACCTAAGGAACTTACCTTATTAAAGAAACATTTATATCCGAACGATTTAACTTTAGACGCACTTATTATTTATGACATTCTTTTAGATAAGTGTTATGTTGATTTAACCTCGTTAGATTTACCAGTTAAGCTGGATGCCAATTTTATCGTAACATTAATGAAAGAACAATTACCCGAATATAAAACTATAATTCAGACTAGATTTTCTAAGCAAATGGACTACATAGAACAGATAAATTTAACCGCTACTAATAGCGTAGATGCGGAGGTTATAGATGAGTAAGTTATATAATCCTTCGCACAAAATTAAATTTACAAATATTTCTGAGACCTATCAGATAAGACCTCAGTATAAAGCTGAATTAAGTAAGATTTATTCTTCCATAATTACATATGTTATGGGCCATTATGATGGTACTTTAAAATATAGACAGCAAGTTGTTAAAGTTCTGAACATTATAACTTTTGCAAAATATACAGATGAGTTACTTCCGTCAGATTGGCTTATAGGCAGACCTTTTGAAAATATACCTGAATATGATGAATCTGAGATTGAAGATTCATTATCAGATATCTATTTAACTGTTGATGCTATTGATTGGGATATTTCTCCAGTAGATGCTCCTGTGTCAGATGTGCCAGAATCTTATACACCTATATTTGCAGTATCTTCTAAACCTACACAAAAATCGTCAGAGTCGCTCCCAAATTATAGTTCAACAGAGACTATAACACCTACATCTCCAACGGATTTGTATATTCAGTCTCCAGAAGTTCCTCAGTTTAATATTAATAAGCCGTGGATTCAGAAGCGTTGTGGCGGTGATTTATTAACTATATATACTACCGTACCTGAAATACCTAAAAAGCAGAGAGATGTTTCTATTACTACCGACGTTAATAAGATGACTGAAAAGGATTTGCTGAATTTATATCCTAATCAGTTCATAAAAACTCGTGCGGCTATTCTCTATGAGCGTAATCAGCAACCGGGTTTAACATTTGACCCTATATATGGATTAATAACCCCGATTGACGATTACGATTATGACACAATACTTAAAAACATAATCGAATATCCTCATTTCTATCATGCTGTCAGACTTCAGAATGATAAATTAGAAAGTTTTTACTCATATATTGAGACAGATAACGGACTTGTTGATACTTTAGAAGTTTGGGATTCGTTAGATATATCTAAAAAAATTCCTAAACACGCAGAGTTTATCAAGGACTATTTAATGCGTAAGTATTTATTGGATAGAGATATCAAACATAAAGAGTTTAAATATCCGCTTTATGGCGCATTAGACCCATTCATTACACTGTTTATGCCAGCTAGTGAATATCGAAATCTCGGTTATGACCCTGTAGATTTAGCTAGACAGTGCGTATTAAGTCGTGTAGCATATAAACAGTCTAGAAACCCGATATTGAAGAGGATTCGTGAACATGAATAATTGTATTTTTACAGGACATTGTATAAATAAAATTTGTGACCAATCTTGTCCAGATTTAGCTCAGGCTAACTGGCTTTTAGAACAGTCTGGGATTTCAATCAACAGCCCGGTGTTTAATACATCGCCAGAAGCTATTGCTAAATATTCTAAAATCATAACTGACTTTGAAGGTAAATTGGTTACTGTTTTAGAAAAGAATACTAATGCTGCTGCAGAGCTTATTACATACTGTGGAATTTGTAAATATTGGAAGCATAGTAGACTAAGCACGGTCGTGTATAATTTGAAGCTATCACAATATTTAGATGACATTCAAGGCAGTTGGTCAGCGAGGTCTAATACAGATGAATTAGAATATAAGCAAATATGGGCTAATAAAGCTAAATTGCTTGTAATTTCTAATATCGACTATATTAACTTTAAAGATTTTCAGTGCAGAACTTTGCTTTCATTATTACAGGCAAGAGATAAGCCTGACTTTACAACCATTATAGTATCTCCGCCAATAAATTCTTTAGTTGGTGGTGAACAGTTTTTTATTAAGTTGCAGAAGATATTAAGTGAGACAGCTATAAGATGACAGAATCAATCGAACTACAAATTATCTCGAAGATATTGACATCTGACGATGAAGTTCTTGTAAATGATTTATGTAGTTTTGATGAATCTTATTACGCAGTATTTCAACCGCAGATATCTTTTATCCTGAACCATCGAGACAAATACGGGAACATACCTGATGTATTTACATTCCAAGCAGAGTTCCCTACATGTCGACTTGTACAAGTTGATGAATCTCCAGAATATTTATTTAATGAGATTAAAAGAAATAAGAGGTTGATACTTCTTCGACAAACATTCAATAAACTTAGAGACCTTGGCTCAGGCGATGTAGACGATGCTTGGGAATATTTATCTAATCAGTGTGACGAATCAACTAAGCTTCTTGATTCTAGCCCGATGGATATTATTAAGCAAGCTAAGGAACGAAGCGATAAAATTATCGAATATAGTAAGCAAGCTAGAATTCCGACAGGGTTTGATGAAATAGATAAACTTATGTATGGCGGATTATCTACCATAGAGGAGTTATTGCTTTTAGTTGCACGAACTAATACTGGTAAATCATGGGTATGTACGAGAATGATGGAAGCTGCCCAGAGGGCAGGGTTCCCAGTAGCATATTATTCACCAGAAATGCAATCAGCATACCTTGCTACAAGATTTGATACTTGGCGTGGTCATTATCAGAACAGTAACTTATATAGAGGTCAGTATAACGACCTTTATGTTCAGTACATAAAAGACTTGCCGAATAGTAGCACTAGTGCATTTATTATTGAAGATAAAGATATGCCGAGTGGTGTATCGGTAAGACATTTGGAACCGTTCATCAAGAAACACGGGATTAAACTTCTAATCATAGATGGTATATCATATATGGAAGATGACGAACGGTCAAAATCGGATTATGACAAATATCAGCATATATGTCGAGCATTATTTAAACTTAGTAAAAAATATGGTTGCGCAGTAGTCGTTAGTGTACAGGCTAACAGAGAAACTAAAGAATCTAAGGATGAAAAGGGCGTACCATTCCCAAATATTTATAACATTGAAGGCTCAGACCACCCCGCGAGAATTGCTACTCAGGTATTCTCATTAAGACAGATATTTGATAAGCATGTTCTCGATATCAGATTGGAAAAGACTAGAATGGCTAATAATGAAAATCCTGTACTTAGTTATTCTTGGGACGTAAACACAGGTAATATGCAATATCTCCCTGGCGGTGGAGACAGCGACCCTGTTGTAACCATGCCAGCTTCTACAGATATTATATCTACTACAAATGGCCCGGATAATTCGGATATTGACCTTAGTGAAGATGAAGACGGAGTAGAGTTCTAATTATGGCTTTAGATGTAGAACAGGTTTTACATAAATTAGAAGACTTACAATTACTTCGATTACATAAACAGTCAGGCGATTGGTATCAGGTTTATTGCCCATTACCGCATAATGGTCATTATGAGAAT